GTGCTAAAGCCCCTTTTTGACAAGCATTCCATCGAAGCGGTGACGCTGCTCTGCGAGTTCACTGCGGATATCGATAAGGCCGGGCTGGATTTCATACGTGGGGAATCGAAGCTCCTTCAGCGCAAGCTGCCCTACCGAAGGGTCAAGCGTAGAGGTGTACTCGGTGCGGCTGTTCACGATTTAAGCGCTGCACAACCTGAAGTTTTGGGTTTTATGTTCCTCCAAAAAACATTGGACGAAGAAACAGAAATATTTGAAATAAGCGGCGAGCGCGCGAGCTTCACTTCCAAAGCTTATTCAAATTTTGAAAGTTTTTTCGCTGACAGCTCATTCTTTTTAGAAAAGGCAAATGATGCTTTTTCAATCTCAGGTGCCAAACTAAAAAGAGTGATGCTTCGATACAAAGATGCTTTCAGCTCAAAAGAAATTGACTGGGAACCTTACGAATCATTGCGTCAGGGGTCTCCGTACTTGCCAGTACCTGTGATAAAGAAGGGAGACTTTTGGCATTGTGAGGCAGGTTTCTTTGTCCATAGCGAAAACGAAGATGTTCTGCTTAACAATTATAGAGTTGAGCACACAGTGGTTCAGAATGAAGAAGATGCTGGGGACTTTGAGTTCTTTCTCAACATCTATCTTACTCATCTACTGGAAAGTAAGGCATTACGAGAAGCTGACAGCTTCACTATTGCTTTACGAGATGTTGTAGACAAGTTAAGAAAAGAACACCGGATCATTTTTTCGGGCATATTGTCCGATGATTTATCTGCAAGGATTGGCCTTTTAACGCCAGAGCAGGAGTCGTAAAATGAACGCACATCAGCTTTTAGACACAAGCAGATTTTTGGCGACTAATAACGACTCTCAGTTTCTTGAGAAATTTAACAATCTGTCCCCATCTAGAATCTTCAAGTTTACTCTTGATACATGCTTGGAGATGGTGGAAAAAACCACGATTTCTGAGCCTCACTTCCGCTGGGAAGATCTAAGCTCCGTAATAATATCCCCATCGGATTATCAGTTCACCCAATTCCAAGATGCGGACTACGAACTGGTATCTATAGAAGAGGATGACATTCCGCTCAGGGATTTCTGCAGTCAAGCGCTTGACTCAATCGACCTGTATAGAACCTTAGAAGATGGCTGGGATGACGACGGCGCACCGGCACCGTCGCACTCTTCCTTAGATGACGCTGAGATCATGCTGAGATTAGTGAGTACTGAAGTGGATCAATGCCCGGATATCGTTGCTATGCTAGATTTCGAGGGCATCCCTAGCCTAGCTTTTGATTCCGCCAAGAAATACATATCTATTGCGTTTTATGGCGATGATAGCGCTGTTACCTACACGCTCAATAGAAAAACCAACCAAAGCTGCTCAGATAGTTTCAATCTCTATGAAAGGGAACACCTTAAATCTTTCATTACGTCAATCAGTAATCTGTAAGGGTGTACTATGCCTGGGCGGATCGTCGATATTTTTGACGTAAGTAAGACAAAGGCTGAAAATCGTTTCAAATGCATTGCCTCCTGCAATTATGCAGAGGCAATGCTTAACGAAGCAGAGGCGATTAGAATAAGGGAAGGAAGCGCTCCCATATCACGTGACCAGCCATTAGCGAGAGTTGTCGAAAGCCCGAGTCATGCCGATGACCAAGCGAAAGCTTTCAAAGACATAGCATTTGCAGAAGCATTCAAGCGTGGAATTTCTGTCCAACAACTAGGCCTGACCACAAATGAGTCAATTCATGCATTCGGTTTGGAGAAGGTGAAACGATTTAATGAAAATAAATCCGCTGACAAACAGCGTACCTACCTAGGATACGTTGTATCCCTATGCGCTGTATTTCGTGATGCGAGAGCTACCGATGGAAGAAGACTGTTCGGAGTTTTTTCTACGCCAGAGGACGGAGCTGTATCACACGCGGATATCTTTGTGGTTATTCAACCAGGACCAGGTGACAAGCTTGCAATCCAGCAAAGATTTCACGATTATTTCAAGCTTAGTGAAATTATTCGCCCATCTTTTCCTGCATAAGTTCACTATCCAGCCGTTGGTAACTAGGCGTGGGTTCTCGAGCCAATGCCTTACTCACTAACCTCAAGCTAGCGCGGATTAAGGGTAGTTTTAGTCCGCAGTCTGGGGACGAATGGCCTTGGCGAAGGTGGCCAATTACTCCCGAGCGTGTCGGGTGCTACACCTTCCGGCTACCGAACTGGGCCACCTTCAACGTCGAGTTCTCGCGGGGGGATACTCTATACCTGTTACTCCATTACCACAGAGAGTACATAGGAATGCTTGTTCAGCTTAGTTTTTGTCAAGGTAGCATGGCCGCTCCCTACCGCTAGCTTTATAGGCGCTGACCTCATAATCGCCTCATCAAACGCGTGCGGGATTGATCGGCCTAGAGCTCGAACGGACAAACGCTTAGTCGCTTTGATCAACTCCCTCTTGGCATCCTCTTCTCCAGACGTCGAAATTATGCTCAAGTTTAATCTCACCCGGTTTGGTGCGCCGTCAGAGCCCTCAGCGAGAAAGGCAATTCGATTCCCGTCAGCCTGGGCTGGCCTAACAAGTCTTTCAGAGCTCCGACAACCTTCCCGGCCGTCCTCATACTTGGTCCACTGCCCGGCGCGCAACTCGGTGTCGTAAAGCACAGAGCATATTTTGGCTAGCGACTGCTCTTGAATATCTGCTAAACAACTTGAGGCTAATGAGAAGGCGGCAAGCCCCAGAACTAAACGTAGCATCAACAATTCCCTATAGATGACGGATTATGCGGCGCAGATTCTCCCACTGTTTTCGGCCAACTGCCACCATGCGGCGTTGAAACCAAGCTATCGAAATGTTCTATGTCGATCCATCCAGGCTGCTTAGTCACCCGTCAGATGCAAGAGCTTGATCAACGCCACGTGCAGAGTCTTAATGGGACATTGCTAAAGAAGACATGATGCCCCAATGGTAGAGTTTGCCTGGCCTTAGCCGCCCAGGCTGCTGGTTTCTGCATCGCGGGGGTGGCCGTACAATGCGCGGAGCGTGTGTTAACCCGCATTGGGTGCACCATCACGGGATGAAGCGGCAGGGCCTGGATGGGTATTCAGTCCGATGCTTGGCCCCTAGGCGGCGGAAGATCTCAAGCAGGCACGGGTTACGAGCTCTCGAAGCAGTATCCATTGCTCGGCATTGAGTAGCTCAAGATCCTCCAAAGCGTGCATGTACGCGGTGATATGGTCTACCCACTTCTCCTTGTGGGCAAGTGAGCCGGCTGCCTGGATCGACTGAAGATATTGAGCGAGTCGTACTTGGACTGCATTCGTAGGCGAGAGAGATGCAAGGGCATATAAGTCCTCTTCAAGCGTGAACGCTGGCGATTTCATATCAATTTGTCTCGCTATTCGTTCACTATATCGCGCCTTTATACGCGCTTTGGCTTGGTTCGTTGCCAGTATTTCATTGAGGCTCAGAGCCCCCGCCTAGAAGATCAGGGGAAAGGGCCGGTCACGCCAGCGCCCGCCGCACACCCTCAGCAATAACTGCCGGGGCGTAGGGGTTGCCGCCATTCTCATGCTTGATAATGGCCGTCACGACGCACAGCAGAATGCGGGTGTCTCGAATGTTGATGCTTTCGTTCGGTAGCACACCGGCAGCGGCCGATACCTGATTGATGTACACCTCGGTGTTGTTCTCGACTGAAGGAGCCCATCGGTTGATAGTCTCGCGGACCGTGTCAATGCCCTGCAGGCCGACGCCTGGCATACCGTCCTTTCCACGATAGTTGATCAGCAGCTTAGCCAAAGCACGGATGCCGTTTTCTGGTGAGTCGAACCGGGCGAAGCGTTTCTCGATAAGCGGATCTGGCGGAAGCTGGCCCTGCCAGTTGTTGCGTGGGTTGTAGTCAATGTTTCCGGGGTTGTTATTTCGAAGTCCGCGAGCAATGGCCATGATACTTTCCTCCAGAATCGAGTAGGAGGCGGATTCACATCCGCCGTCCTCTCACACCACCGTACGTACGGTTCCGTATACGGCGGTTCAGGTTATGCGGCTAAGCCGGTTGATCGTATCCAGTATTGAGACCAGCCCAAGGCCATCCCACAGTTTCTTCGGCAGTGCCTGATTCATATGTGGCGCTCCCGAGTTCCACCATGGGCCTCGGCCATTGACGGCTGATTTCCACGCACGCTCTCCATCGAGCCCAAGACGCACAAGGTTACGAACCCTCGTTGAGGGACGCTTCCATTGCCTCCATAGGGCGCAGCGAAGCTTGTGACGCACCCATCCATCAACCGTCTCCAAGGCTCTTTTGCCTTGGGTGAGCTTGAAGTAGCCTGCCCAACCACGCAGCACCGGGTTTATCCGCTCGACGACGTATGCCATCTTGCGGCCCCGCGCACCACGCAGCAGTTCCTTGAGCCGGTCGCGCAGGCGCCGCAAGCTCAAGGTGGCTATTCGAAGCCTCGGCTGTTGATGCCAGCTCATTCCATACCCGAGGTAGTTGCAGATCCACGATCCTGCCACTCGGCTCTTTCCTCGATTCAGCGTCAGTTGCAGATGCTGGTTCAGGAAACGCTCAACGCTGTTCATCACCCGCTCGCCCGCTCGAGGACTGCACACATAAATGTTCGCGTCATCGGCGTAGCGCACGAAACGATGGCCTCGGCGCTCCAGTTCCCGGTCAAGTTCGTCAAGCAGGATGTTCGACAACAACGGCGAGAGCGGGCCGCCTTGCGGCGTCCCTTCTTGCCGTTGGCTGACGATCCCGCCCGACATGACTCCGGCTTCGAGATAGCGGCGGATCAGCCTGAGCACCCGCTTGTCTTCGACGCGACGCTGCACGCAGGCCATCAGGATGTCGTGATTGACCCGATCAAAGAACTTTTCAAGATCAAGCTCCACGCACCAACGATGTCCCGCCGCCACATGGGCACGGGCCGTTTCGATGGCTTGATGAGCGCTTCTGCCCGGACGAAAGCCGTAGCTGTAATCCGAGAACAGAGGGTCGAAGCTCGGCGTGAGTTGTTGCAGCAGAGCTTGCTGGATCAGGCGATCCACGACACTGGGAATCCCCAGTTGTCTTGTTCCGCCTTGCTGTTTGGGAATTTCAACCGCGCGCACTGCCTGGGGATGGTACTCACCGGCCAGCAATCTGGCTTTGAGGATGGGCCAATACTGTTTCACATAGCCCGCCAACTGGTCGACCGTCATGCCATCGGCACCCGGCGCGCCCTTGTTACTGACCACACGTTGATACGCACGTTTGAGGTTGGCCGGCGCAAGCACCCGCTCCATCAGCGTGTCCGGCTCCGCGTTCGTCCACGTTACAGACGCCGTCGATACCTTTGCCCTGTCAGCCGTCATCCTCGGATACCGTCCGGGACTTGGGGTAACAGCTTCTCTGGGAGAAGTTTCTGCATTTCGGTATTCAACGAGACCATAGCGCCTACTAACGGCATAACCTGTTCGGCCCTTGGTGACGGGGTTATTCGCCACTTACTACGGCCTCGGCTGACTTCTGCACGCTCATCCCGTCGCCTCACGACGCTCGGTAGCACTGTGGCAAATGTGCAGATCTCCCAGGGTAATTCGCGCGACCTTCCTGCTTATGCCTGTCGGATCTACGTCACAGCGTTCCGTGCAAGTACTGGGCTTTGACGATTTCGGCCGTCTTACCCCGCTGCGCCACCCGCGACACCCTTGCCTCTGGCTAACACTTCCCCTTGCCGGGTGTGTAGAGGACTTTCACCTCCAAGTCACCAGCGAGGCCACCACAGCCAAACTGGTTGCGCTTGCGCGCAACGCGCCATGCCTGGCGCACCGAAAAAAAGCCCGCTCAATGGCGGGCTCAGATATTTGATGCAGGCCGAGCTATCAGCTCGGGCTTATGTAAACCGGTGGGTCACGGACGTCGGCGAGAACTTCTCTAAGCTCCTGCCATGGGTAAAGGCCAAGTCCCTTTGCGGTGCAGTCGTGTTGATGCTCGAAAGGCTGACCAGCTTCATCCACGCTCTGTGCGTTGAGACACTCGCAGCACAGCACGAAGCTCCCGAACATAGACCACCGGCCAGTCCAGCCGATGACCCTTGTACTGAGAACTTCACTTTGGCTGAGTTTGTGGCAGTAGCTGATTACGTCAAAGTCCGACATCGCACACCTCCATATGCTTGGTTGGGAACATCCGAATTCCTCTGTCCAAGAATTTATAGCGCAAGGTAGAGGTGGCCTTCTATCCGTTCGCTATTGATGCGTGCTCGGCTATTCGCAGCCGCGATAAACGATTTCAGACCACGTCGAGAGTTATGGCCTGCGGGTCTGCCTCAATGTTCGGTATGACTGGCTCGGTTGGCCACACTGGTGCAGCAGGCCACGTCGACTGTTTCGTCACTTTGCCCAGAGCAAACTTGTATGCCTTCCAAGCCGCTGCGCTCACAAGCAAATCCGCCTGCTCTGCTTCGTCTTCCTCAGTGGCCTCGCCTGCATCAATGCCATAGCCCAACGTGTCGATACGATCCTGAATACGCAGAATCTGGGAAGCGGCTCGGGCGTTGCGCGCTGCAAGCTCGGCTTTCATGCGAATAAGATGATCGGCCAGTGCAGCAGCATCTTTCATTTCTTTGGTGATCAATTGCGACCAGTCGATATTGCTCATTGGTCCAGCCCCATATCAGTTGATGGCAACGGCTTCGGGAACACCACTGGGCCATCCGGAACCGCAATCAGATCATCCGGAAATGCCTGCTCCTGACTGTAGTTCTGGGGAAGCGGTAGCAGCAATGTGACGACCATTTCCCCGCCAGTAAGCTCAACGTCGCCCGCGAACCATTCCGAATCGATTGCTGAGTTGGGGAGCGTTGAGCCCTCTGTCATCGGTGAAAGGTCGAAAACAACACCATTTAGAGTGAGAATGTTTCCACTCTTGCTAACTTCAAGAGTGTCATCGCGTCGCTGGGGTGCCAGTTTGATTCTCATTACTTCCACCTCCCATATGCCACAAGGTTGATCCATGCCCCACCCGGGAGGCTATTAAGAGCTGATAGGGCGCGATAGTATCCCCAAGACGTATTAGTTGGTTTTTGGTAACAGGCAGCAATAAGGCCGTCTGAAGCATAGGGTGACGGCGTATAAGCAGTCGCGACGACCACTGGCTCAACTACGAATGCAGCGGGAAAAGAGGCTCCGGCATTGGTGCCGGTTCCCCAAAGAGCACCTACCGCAGCCGTTAACGTCCCGACACTTAACTGCGTCGAGCAAATCATTGTTCCATCTGAGTACTTTGTATAATTACCGCCGGATGTGGAGCCGCGCTCGCTTATATTAACGCCGTTGAGCCGTATGCCTCCAGGCACATCCAGCACACCCTCATAGCTGAGCGTAGTAATAGGCCCGCTTGCCGTGTTGTCGCTGTTCACACTTCGAAAGCTATAGCCGCCCAGCCCTCCACCCCTGTTCACGATGAAGTTTGCCGATCCGGCAGCACCCTCGCCGTTCCAGCCTACATAAAAGCCGTTTGTTCCGAAGCCGGTAGCTGCTCCACGCAAAGCCACGCTTTTGAGGATCAAGTCAGCAGTGGCATTCTTTAATCCGAGGTTTGTTTGGGCTGCAGCCGCATCCTTTGCACCTGTCCCACCCTTGTCGACAGGCACTGTGTTCTCAGTCGCTACCGTTCCGAGCTGCAGGGCGTTGCGGAGGCCGGCCGGCGTGCCTTGGTTTCCGAAAACAGCTAGGGTTGATCCGAACTGATTGTTCAGCGCATTGAATGCATCGGCTAAAGCTTTGGGATAGCCATTTATGGGTACCAGCGCATAAGTGCCTGCACCATTAGTTGCCCCAAGGTAGTACGGCGAGATCGCCAGCGCAGTGTCACTAGCGATGTTGGTTATCTCATACCATCTGCCGTCAGGCCCTAGGAAACCGTCTCCTACCCGACTATTGGCGATAAATGATGTGTTTGTGCCAATTACTGTGTTCGAATTCTGGACGACCGAAACCGTCCCGGCTTTGTACCAGGGCATGGCATTCTCTCTACTTAATAGTGTTTGGATGGTTTTAGGACTGAATCTTTGCGAATACAGCTGGCAGAAAAAATGCGGTTGGGTTAGCTGCGGCGACAGTTATTGCGTAAAGCTTTTGATTAGGGAAATCCCACCAGCAATACAGATCTCTTGGTATGCCGCTCCCGGAATTAAGTGGCATGCTGAATGAATTCAGAAGCAGGTATTCATTCTCCGGAAATTCGAACGGAACGGAATAGTAAACTCGGGTCAACCCTTGATCGCCAGTGTCATGCTTCTCGTGGTTCCAGTTCTGGAATGCGCGAGTGAAATTAGCATTCGGGGTTCCGGAGTCGAACAGTAGGCTGGAAGCTCCATCCCAGAGGCGCATACCGAAATTTGCTACAGCTTGTGCTCCAAAGGAGGAAACAAAATAACGGCCATTTGGTTGCGCTGTCTTAACGTCGTAGGCCCGGACGTAAAAGCCTGTCCAGTTTCCGGGAGATCCCAGTAGCCTCATCCTGCACAGCCCGGCAACCATGTTCACCGTGTCAGGTCTGATGAACACTAGAGGCGGTTCTTGCGAGGTAACTGCCCTCGGAAAGTAGGTAGAAGAACCAAGACCTCCCTCTTCCGTGGGACTGAATCTTCCTGAGGCTATGACCATTAACCTAGCGTATTCAGAATCGAGCGTCACAACATCACTGTTATTAACAAACTGCAGCCCATAAGCCATCAATTGAACCTCATGACAATAAGCCTCATGGTGCCTCCTGCAATCAAACTGGACTCATAAGTGCGGGTATGGTTATAGACCCTTGCTACTCCACTCAGAAGTTCGGTCTCGAACTGCCGCTGCTGGCTGTCGTATGCACCATTTGGGATCACCAAGGCCACCCCATTGCTTGCGTTAACACCAGGCACAGCAAAATCTTGACTAGATTTTCCACCCGAGAATGTCACAAGCGTAGATAGCACTATTCGGATGGTGAAGGAGCTTTCATCCAGCTGGAGTGCCGAATCGGCACCCCATACCCTCATCCCAAAACTCATTCTGTGAGGTCTCCTAACTGGACGCGTTTAACGCCATTGACGTCATACACTCGCACCGAGCGGTTGGTAATGACCAAACGCCCGCCGCCAGCCACGACACCGTTGATCTCAAGCGTTCCGTTTTTGTTTAAGATCCAGCCCTGCTGTCCGGCGATGTAATTCGTCGAGCTGATGTAGCTGCCGATCTTGGCGTTGGTAATCGTGCCGTCCTGAATGAAAGCCGAGTTCATAAACACTTGGCCGTTCTGGACTGCGAACGGAACAGACAGCGCCCCGCCTGCCATGGAGTTCACTACCGCGAATCGATCAGCAGAGACGAGAAATTGGCTTTGCAGCCCTGCACCCGTGTTCTCGATCCCAAATCCGATTCCTGCCGCGACGTACTTACCGTCCTGAGCCACCTGCATTTTCACGGACCACATGGTGGTCAGCTTGCCGGCGGTGTCTGCGTAAGCGGTCGCGGTTTGCTGGATGGTTGACGTGTTGTCATCGATCCGAGCATTCACCTGAGTGAGCGCCGTTGCGGTTGACGACTGAACGTTTGTCACCACCTGCCGCAGATCAGTCACTTGAGAGACGTTTTCTCCAACCGTCGCCGTCAGTTGCGTGACGGTTTTGGCAGTTGCCTCGTTCGCGTTTGCTGCGACTATGGCCTCTGTAACGATGCTCGCAGCGCTGCTGTATCCCTTCAGCGCATCCGCAAGTTCGCCCTCGCCGTTATCATCACGGGCAGCAGCTCGGAGCACCTGCAGGGCCGAGGCCTGAGCGGTGACAATGCCATCCAACTCGCTGATCTCGGTTGTGTTGGTCTGGACCTGCTGAGCCAGACCGTTTGCCGTTTCCAGTAAGTCGCCTACGTCTTTCCAGTACGCGAGGTTCGGCGGCGGAGTGTTGACCGGAACATCCTGCTCGGCCTGATAGATGCGACCGTCGACAACGACCATCTGGCCCTTGGTGTAAGTATCGCCCGGGACGTAAGCCTTGAGGCCGTCTAGCGCGTCGATCTGATCCTGTAGGCCTTCGATAAGCTCGATCTTGTCCAGTAAGTCCTGACCCAGTTCAGTTTCGCCAATCTGGCCAGCGATCAACTCGAGAATAGGCGCAGCCTCAGAACTGGACTGACCCTGAACGCCAATCCCTAGTGGATACCACGGTCCAATGTTGCCGATCCGATCTACCAGGCGGGCCCAGAAATAGAACGTCACGCCAGCACGCAAGCCCAGCATTGAGAAATCACTTTGCGGATACGACAGGTCGGTCAGCTTGGTTGCGGCTTCGAGACTGGTCGTAGGCCCGTACCAAATTTCTGTTCGCTGCGTGTCCTCTGCTCCAGCCGGGAATGCCCACTTCAGGTAGATGCCGAACAGTAGAGGCGTGGCCGTCAGGTAAGACACTGCAGGCGGCAGGCCTTGTTTGCCTTCGAGCTGCGCCTCGGCGCTCGTCCCCCATATGGAGGCGATATCCATGGCATTGATTGAAGACACGCGGGCAAGGTAACGGCCGCTGTAGATCCCATCGACCTCTGCGCCAAGACTCCCGGTTCGAGGTAATCGAATCCAACTGCCGCTGTCTTTGCGCCACTCGACGTTGTAGGCGATCGCACCAGGTACCGAATCCCAGGTGATCCGCATAGTTGCCACGGACAACCCTTGCGACACTCTGCTCCTCGCCTCCAGGGCGATGTTGGTCGGTGGGGACATTACGCCAGGCGGGATAATACTTGTTGGCTGGGGATCAATCCGCGCGCCAGTGTCGATCGCCGCGTATTTCTGCGGCTCGTGCTGGGTCGCGCTGATCTTGAACTGGTGCAGCCCCTGCGGCTCAATGGTCTGAACCCGGAAGCGCATCACTGCCAGATCGGCGCTTTCCACCGACCAACTGCATTCGGCCTCTGGTAGCTCCGAATAGTCCGCCATGACCGTTACGAGCCGACCCGAAACCGACTTCACAATTCGCCCTTCGGACTTGCCGCTGGGCAGGTTGAGGATCAGTCGATCCTCTTGATGGATCTCGGCGTCAATGTCGAGCGTGATCACCCGGCGAGTTGCTGCGCTGATGCGCCCGCCGTTAGCTCGACCTGAAAACAGTTCGTCGGCAACACATATGATCTGTCCTGGCTCAACGTTGCGGCCTTCCATGCCAGTCGTGAAGCTGACAGACCATTCTTCGTACTGCTCCGACTTCAACGCCCACACGCCGTGCCGAATAGCCTCGCCCTCAACGGTGCATCCGAATCGCGAGATGTCCAGCATCCGGTGGCCGAGGACGCCGATCAGCTCTTCATTCGTAACCGGTGCCGGCTGGGTTTTGAATTCATTCTCAGGATTGTCCCAAGCGACCTTCGCCCGGGTGTGACGGTCCGGGAAAGCCGCAGCGACGTATTCAAACTCGCCGATGATGTTGGATCGCGTGAAGACATACCCGTCCTCGTTGCCGGGGATGTCCGCCACCATCGTGACCTGTGAGCCGTTCCAGCAACTGCTCCCCCGGAACACGCTGGCCAGGTCGGAGAGCAGTGCATACCCCTCAACCGAATCCTGGATGTAAACGTTCGTGGTCATGCGCGGCTGTAGACCACCCTTGCCATCGGACACCATCACATCGCAATAACGGCCAATCTCGTACAGCGTCCAGTGGTCCACCATATCGGCAGTGATGCGGCGACCAAGGCCGTAGCGACGGTGCAGCAACAGATCACGCCACACCCACACCGGGTTGTTGGTGTATGCCAGCTTGAACGTGCCATTCCAGTCGCCGGTATACGTCCGTGTCGGTGGGTCGTAGTTGGTGGGAACCTGAACAATCCGACCGCGCATCAGAGCAGAAAATTTTGGCGTGTCCTGGAACTGCTTCGCGTCAAACTGCAGGCCACCCAATGCAAGGTTCGGATAGCGCAGCTTTTTGTCGATGACCTCCGTCAGGCCCTTTATCCGCATCAGGTCCGCAAAATTTGAGTCATTGCGGTTCGGAGTCAGCCGGCGAACGCGTATCAGCGCACTGGTAAAGCCTTCGGGAAGGTCAATGCGATGGGTGCGCTCATACTCAGTGGTGCCCTTGTCATCTAACGTTGCCGAAAGGACGGTCTGATAGCTTCCCCCATCGACAGAAAGGTCGATCGCGTAGTCGATTCGATAGCCGACCTGATCACCATTGCTCTTCACCTGCCAGATCTGCGGCCATGACAGCCTGATACGCACGGCAGAGAGCTGTTGATCGGTGATTGCATGAGTCCAGGCGACGTCAGACGTTAGCTCTACGGGCAGACCCTGCGAGGCTTCGTTCTCGATCGCAGGGAAACCGGCTATATGCTCCTGATCAACAGTTCCCGGCCGAAAATCCCAGACAGTGCCCGGGAAGTTCTCGCTACCGTCAGGGGAAATCAAAGGTGTGCCGTTGAGCTTTACCGACTGCTTGCCATTGACGGGCCCAACGATCGGACCTTCGCTCAATGCGTAGAGCAGCTTTACAGTGGCAATCGAAAGCGCGGTGTCGGGCGCTTTGTACGGCGTGTACGGTTTTGATTCGCCGCCCTTGGCACCCAAAACGCGGGCAGCAGGAGTCTGTCGCCGGCGCTTGGGAGCGGGCGCTTTTGGAGTCTTGGCCATGGGGTTTCCTTACAACTGGTCTTCCGAGTGGATACCAGCGGAGATGAGAGCGCCGCCGATATCGCGTTCGCCGTAAAGCAAGGGTTTACAACGTCCTTGGGCCATAGTCGTCACGGCTCCACCGAAGGCATATGAAGGTCTGTTGCCGTCGCCCTCCTTGTCGAGCACCCCGGCCGGTGATGGAGACATGCTCATGGCGATACCGCCCAGCATTAGGCCTGCACCCGCTGCGGCAAGGTAGTACTGCTGGGTGACTACGCCGATGACTATGAGGGCCAGGCCAGCAATGGTTGCGAATAAACCTCCGCCCTTGCTGCCGATTACCATTGGAGCAATTCGAATGGGCTCCAGCGTATCCTGGCGCATCTCAACCTCGCCCTCGCTGAGATTCTTCTTTCCACGGAATATGGCGAAGGTAAGACCACGCTCTTCCGAAAACCTCAAGAAGCGTTTAAACCCGGGTATCCGAACGCAGAGCGCATGAATTGCTTCTGCACCAGATGAAACCGCCAGGTGATGTACCCGTCCAAAACGCGAGCCCAATACCCCGTAGAGCAGCACCAGCACCACCAAAGGCTGCGGTTGAATCGTTGTTCTCATCGCCATCAGTCAACCTCCGGCATTCTCTGGTGCCGAAGGATCAGCACGGTGTAATCGGCCCACATGCCGCCATATACATCGCGAGTGGATTTCTTGTTGTAGCGGTGGTGCAGGAAAGTGCCCGCGGCCGGGTGTAGATCTGGAGCACTTTTGAGAAGGCCATCGCCCAGGTAGATGCCTGCATGATTTGGAGCGTCGGCGTTGATCTGCATGACAATCATGTCGCCCTTGCGCGGTACCGATACAGGGTAGAAACCCGCATCCTCATAGTACTTTTCGTAGAGGCTTTCCCCGGCGTTCCACCAGCCATCGCGGCGAGGATAGTTCGGCAGCTCAATGCCGTGCTCGCGTTCGTAGTAGTCGCGGCACAGCGCATAGCAGTCCAGGAGACCGTGGCCGAAATCCCGACCAACCAACGGAGCCAGGTAGCCGTCAGGCTTGAATTCGAAGTACTCCCCCGAAGGCCAACTCACGATGCCCCACGGTTTTTCATGCAGCTCGCAACTGACCCGATCCGCCATACTGGGCAGCGGCGGCACGTCCGGGTGACTGTGAATGATCATCGTCACTTCGCCGCGGTCCTCCGCGTCGCACTTGTCGCCGGGGTTGATGATGAAGTGCTCGCTCGGCGTCTTGGCATCGTTGGCACAGGGCACATACTTCAGCCGGCCAGCCTCGCGAATCACAACGCCGCAGCTCTCTTTCGGGTATTCGCTGGCAGCGTGCGCCACGATCTGTTTGAGCATCGTCTTGTTCATAGGTGATTATCCAATGAGGGCTGCGCCTGGTGCGCCACCAAATGGCAGCGGGTTTCCCCTGCCGAACCGTATCTCGCAATCACTTGGACGACCGCCGCAACGATCGAGCGCTGGGTCGTCAACCGGATTTCCATCTAGGTCAAACATCTTGACCCCGGTGTAGTTACAGTCAGGCCCCCGGTACTCGCCCCAAAGGCACCACTCGCACCGGTTCATGATCAGGCCACCTGGCAGCATCTGCCCCTTCACTGCCGTCGGCGGAGCGAGCGAGAACACGACCTCTTCACGGCCAAGGCTTGTGACCTGGTTGATGTAGGAGATGTCGAGCCTTTCCATCGTGCTGGCTTCGGGGTTGCCCTCGGGGAAGTTCGCGGCATCCAGGTATTTCGCATAGGTCTGATGAACGATCAGCTTCACCCCGCTCAAACCCTGAAAGAGGCGGCACAGTGCGGTGATTGTTCCGTCGATGTTGCTGATCTTCAGGGTGGGGGTCGAATTGTTGCTCTCCACACTGCGACCGAACCCGCCAGTCTCGTATGGCCGTGGGGAATAGCTCTGCCCCTTCCAGATGATCGGCTCGGACTGTTGGTGCGCGTGGTAGCGCAAGATGCCCATCCCCCTTGCCTCGCCATCCAGTTCAATCAACTGGATGAGCGCGCCAGGCTCGAGCTTCTGGTCGTCTAAGGTGATCATGGATTGAATACCTGCTGGAAAGTCGTGCTCAGGGTGTATTTCTTATTGCCGTGGGTCTGCAGTTGCCACCCGCCAGTGGTGATATATGCCCCTTGATCCTCAAGCGGCGGCGTCCAAAGGAAGTGGTTCGCACCCCTATGCCGTACGAAGAATTCCTTTATTTGCCGGATGTAAGCCTCATTCCCTGTGAATGACACCGTGTAAGATCTGGCTACGTTGTTTATTCCAACCGACAGACGTTGGCTGTAGCCATTTCCAAACTTCGACTCCAGGATGTCCGGCTGATCATCACCAGACGAGCCAACGCGCGGCGACCAGCCGAATATCTCTGCCATCAAGTGTTTCTCCGGTTATTTGGATCAAGGAGGCCGTTCTGACCCTTCTCTTGCTGAATGACAGCACGGGCGATCTTGGGCATTTCGGACCGTGCGGTGGCCAATAAAGCCAACCCCATTTGCTCGTAGCCCTCAGTGGAACTGACAGTGCCCCCGGATCCGTCGCCACTGATGTGCAGGTGGATCTCTGGCGGGCCACCAGCACCCGCCGCATTTACAGTTGGAGCGGAGAACGAGGGTGTGACGCCAGGAGTTCCAACGTAGCCTCCGTTGGAATAGCCTGGCCTACCGGTCCTGTTTATCCCGATGAGGTAGTCCTTCATCCCAGGCTGATCGACGACCTCTTTGCGGATGACCACCTCGCCGCCGTGGACGACGCCTTTTGGCTCGAACTTTCCGCCAGGGCCGGTGAAACCACCCTCGGAAAATCCAGCCAGCGCCATGCCTGCGACCATCCCTGCGTTGGCGTACCCTGCCGCTAAGAGCGCGGCCCCGACAGGGATACCCCCAAGGATGGTCAGCTCTGCCGGTGCTTTTGCCGCCGCGATCTGGGCATTCATAATGATGGATGCAACGGCGAAAGCCTTCTGTGCGACAAACAGCGCTTTGTACGCGCCCGACTGCTCGCCAGCGATCTTGCCGACCATGTCGGCGGCTTGGCCGGAGAGCTCGCTAAACGTCCCCATTACAGCGACTTTGTAAGCCCCTTGGATATCGGATAGTCGGCTTTGATTCGACTGGTTTATTTCAACAACGCGGTCGAGATATTGCTGCTCAGCGGCAAGTTTTTGATCATTGGTGCTTTGCTGGTCCGCCAATATCTGATCGCGCAGGTCGGCCTGCATGGAAAGCTGCTTGTCGTGCCACTTTTTAAGAGCAGCTTCGGCCTCGGCGATCTTCACCAACTCGCCCGAGGGTCCACCTACGGATGAGTCGATCCCTGCAAACTCAGGAGCCTCTGTGACGGTGGCTTTAGAGATCGCGTCCGCGCCAGCGCGATAATCGTCTGAAGACAGCTTGCCGGCACGGTTCGCGCTTTCCAGTACCTGCATCCGCTCTTTGGTCGTCGCAAGCAACGCCTGTTCTTTGGTTTGCAACCCGGACATCAGCCCGTCGTAGGCTTTTCTGGCGTTCAGCGCGTCCAGTTCAATGGCTCTGCCTTCCAGCATCGCCTTATTCTTGTCCGACAACTTCGACAATTCGCCGTTTGCAAGCTCGTAGCGAAGACGACCCAGTTCAGTGGTTTCTCCATACAACGCAACCTGCTGGGTGAGGTTCCCGAGGGTCTGCTTATATGCGTTGTTGAGTTGCTCAGCTTGACGCTGAATATCTTCAGCTGCTTTCTTCGCCTTCTGCTGCGCCTGCTCAGATGCTTTCGCCGCCTCCTCAGACCCTTTGATCGCGCCAGCAAGAATCCGCCAGCCTTCAGCAGTACCGGGATCTACGCCTTCCCGTTCGATTCGGCGGTTAACCTCACCAACAAGGTCGCCGCCGTCCCTGACTGAATTCAGCCGTTCTACAAGAGTCTTGGAATAGCTTGTCCAGCCATCAATGGTCTTCTGATCTGGCCCCTTGATTGTCTTTAACCCTGCACCAGCCTGCCCCGCTGCAGTTGCCACCTCGTTCAACCGGCCAGAAAGCATGTTGGCGACTACACCGTAATCACCAGATGCCTTAATCGCCTCTCCATACGCGGCCGAAGATGCAGTGATGGCCTTCGTCATCTCTTCATTCGGGCCGATTGCCGCAACGAGTTGCTGACTCGCCGAGTCAATGTCTTGGCCCCCGCTGATCCGGCGATTGAAGTCGGTAACCGCGCGATCCCGTTGGAATGGGTTGGCGCTGTAGGTATCGCCCCATTTATCACTGCCTTGCGCGGCAGCGCGAATGTCACGCAGTGCTTTCTGTGCTGCTACCTGTGCATCGGCCTGCTGCTGGATCACGCCATCCAACTTGTAGCGGGCTTGCTCTTTGCCGAGGGCGGCGAACTCTTTTCGAAGCTCTTCTACAGGACGCTTGAGGTCGACAGTTGCCTGGCGAGCTTTATCACTGTTATCGCGGAACAATAGATAACTTGCGGCAACCGCACCGGCAGTAACGGCTAGGCCAACCGGGCCGCCCATAACACCAAGAAGTGCGGACCCGGCTCGTCCGGCCAACGAAGTCGCTGCTGTCTGTGCGCTTTGCGCAGCGGTCTGCGCCGTAATTGCTTGAGTGTCGGCAAGCCTGGCCAATCGCAGACGGCTCAGCGCCGCTGTGTGAGCGTCAGTAAATCTAGTGGCTGCTACTTGGGATTCCGCTGCGACGACCTCGGCTGCGGTTCGGCGGGCTGCGGCAGTAGCCGCGTCCAATTGGGCTGTGGTTCGCCCTATTTCAGCTGAGCGGGCGTCACGCAAAGCGGTAGCTTGATCTCGCAACCCCTTGAGCAGCTCGCCGAATTTGAGCCCGCCATACGCCGCTCCAGCTATCAAAACGGATGCGGCAAGAGTGTCCATGTGCTTTCTAACAAAATCCAGCGATCCAGCTAGCGTCGCCGTACTTCCTGTCGCTCCGTCCGCCCCTCCAATCCATGCCTGAAAAGCGTTTGTTAGTGCTGTCGTGGAGCGACTAACCGACGGCGGCATCTTGTCGAATTCTTCATTGAGAACGCCTAGCTGGCTGATTAAAGCCGGGACGAGCTTGTTGATGGTGAGCAATCCATCATCAGCCATTCCTTTGAGATCTTTTCGAGCAACCCCCATTCCGGCAGCCAATGCCTTCAACACCCTTTCGCCACTGTCAGCGACAGAGTTAAATTCTTCGCCGCGAAGAACCCCCTGTGAAAGGGCTTGGGAAAATTGAGTGATAGCGGCTGACGCGCCCTCAGAGCTTGCGCCCGAAACTTGCAGCCCAACCGCAAGAGCCTCAGTAACTCCCAGAACATCAGTCGTTGAAAAGCCGAACTCGCGCATGGACGATGCCGAACGACTGTAAAGGCTGGCATTGTCAGCGAATGTTGTGCCGGTCCGCTGGCTTAACTCGAACAAAGCTTTTTGACTCACAGCGAAGTCCTCATTCCCCTTCGTTGCTTGCTTAAGGCGAGCATTGACCTGATTCCAGGCATCAGCCTGATGAATCACATTTCCTACCGCCAGTGCGCCGGCCATCGCGGCGGCATAGCTACCGACAGTGGAAGTGAGAGCTTGCATGGCTGAGCCTTGCGCACGCACTGCCGCTTCTTGCGATCGCCAAGAGCTCGTGGCGTCGCGGTTACCAGAGGTAATGGTGCGGAGGTAGCTTTGGCCCATGCGGCTCGCTTTCGCCATTTCGCGCTGATACGCGCTAGTTTCCGCCGATACGCTTACGATCAGAGAGCGAAGGGTCTGACCCGCCATACTTTTCTCCAGGCAATAAAAAACCCGCTCAAGGCGGGTCGGTGATTCGTTACGGAGTTATCTGAATAAGAAAAGCAAAATCAATACTCCGATCACTGCCAATACAGCAAATTTGGAAATTTTCAATCCATCCTCTGTAGCTTGCAGCTCTTGGGTTTCTTTGACTTTATGCTCATGCTGAGCAGATCTGGCCTCATGCCGAGCAATGATTAGACCCTCCCTCGCCTTTATCAGATCAGCGTTGATTTCGGAGTCCATCAACTCATCAAAAACCTTCCGCTCCTCGTCGTTCATGATCTCTCGGAATCGTTCAATTTCCTGACCGTTCCTTGCAAGCGCTGAATCCGGGAAGCCCGTTATCCTCACTTCCCTCGCCACCTCAGCAGCATGCTCGTCAAGCAATTCCCTTACTTTCTGGCGGTCAAACTCCGTGTACCTAAGCACCTTGGCACCTTCACACTGTGAAAAATCTAACTTTACCATCTAGCTCGAGCTTCACGAACAAGAGTTAATCCTCGGCGGCTTTGACCATTAGGAATGCCTTAAACATCTCGACGCCTTGCTCTGCCTGTGCAACCTCGTCAACAACCTGTTCAGACTCATCCTTCCACTTAGGCATCAGGTCAACTGCAGAAACCTTCGCCCCCTGAGCCTGAAACACTGAAGCCGCGATGATCGCCGCTTGTATGTCGCCGCGAGTATCGCTGAGTGGGGACTCTTGGTTATAGGACATCCAGAGAAACAGCTCTTCGGCGCTCATCCGCTCGCGAAGGTCCTGGAGAGTCATGCCGAGCCGGAGGGCAAGAGTCAGCATAAATGCCAACTCCGGCTCCTCCGTTAATCGTTTCCCGCTGCTTCCACCGGGTCTTCCGCCCCAGCGCCAGCAGCAACACCACTCAACTCGAAGACCTTTCCGACGAGTCGGTCGTGCACAGGACTGAAGGCTGAAGCCACAGCCGGTACGTCGTCGTCAGTGAACACACGTTCGTTGTTTGCATCAAGCAACGAACGCACAAGGACGAAGGCGTAAAGTGGGGAGGATTGAATCTCCACCGGCGCCTCGGTTGCGCTCTCATCTTCATCCTCGATAACTGGTCGCTGAGCTGGCAGCCCGGATTCCATTCGCGCCTCCGCTACGGCCAGCGCTGCACGACGACGGTATTCCACCCAGTCGCCAGCACTCAGTGCTCTGATGACCACCTTTGCGCCGTCCCACTCGTTAACGGTCAGGCTTTCGTGCTTGAAGTTGCGCACCGGATCCAGTGCCATGGAGCGCAGATCCAGCGAAACCTCACTCTTCGCCCGGGCCATTAAGGCGTCACCGGAGCAAGGTCGAAGGACACAGCACCAGTGATGCGCACGTTAAACGTACCGTTCACGGTGCCATTCGGCGCTGCGTCCCAGGTGAACTGAGTAACCAGTCCAAGGAAGCTCGATTCCGAACCATCCTTGAATACAGACTTGAAAGCACGCGGCTCGCCGTCGTCACGAGCGGTACGCAGAACGGTCTGCGCTTCGTCATCCGCTTTCCAGTTGCCGGACATGCTGAATGTGCCGTTGTCCGCCAAGCCCACAGTGAATTCTTTGGCCTCACTGGCAAGCACTGTGACTTCAATTTCGTCCGACTGGCCGCCTTGGAACTGTGGCTGCTTGATCGTGACGGAGAGGTCAGCCCAAGTCAGGTCGTCGGCTTTGGGGTCAATGGTGGTGAGCTTGGAAACGCTGAGAGCGGTGCCCTGCGTTTTGACGAACTTGGCTTTCGTTGGAGTTTGAACGGCCATGTGGCCTCCTATGGTTGCAGGGTGTATTCCCAGCTCACGCTGTGAAGTTTTGTGTCGCTTTCAAATGCGTCTGGCAGGCGATCCGCGCTGCCGGTGGTGAAGTCTTCGCCGTCTGTGGTCATCGCGATGAACGCTTCTCCAGCCAGTGCCAGTGCTTGCAGGTAGCTTTCGCCCCAAGCGTCTATCTGGATACTCATATCGCTGTAGCCGTCCCATCCGAACAGCGTAAAACCGGTGGTCCCGCTGACCGTTTGGATAATCAGCCGGGGATGCGCCGCGTCCTCTGGAGCAATCCCGAAGTACACGCGCCCGTCGACCAGAGGCGAAAGCCTGTCGATGAGGTATTTCTCGATCATTGGATTTACCGGGTGATAGCGTTGTCGATGCCTTCCGCCAGCCTGTCAGCTACGACCTTTTCAATCTCAGGCAGACTTCCATCCCAGGCGGGGCGAATGAACGGGTGAGCCCGCATCTTCGAGGTACCCAGCTCCAAAAACTTCCAGTAGAACGGTGCGTCCCACTGAGTTTTCTGTGTGCGGCCTTTTTTCCCTGGCCGTTTCAGGGTTTTGGTTTGCTTGCCGGATGGTTTCTTCACCCTAATACCGGCGGTGGCACCACCAGGCGTGTCGGATTGTTTGAGCCGGACAGCAATGATGTTTTTCTTCAGCTTGCCGGTGCGTACCGGTGCCGAATTTCGCGCTTTATCCCGAGCTACCCTGGCACCAGCCAACACCGCGTCCCGGACGATTTTGCCTCCAGCAGACTTCGCCAAACGCTCAAAGTCGGCCTGCAGATCGCCCAAGCCCAGAACAGTCAGGGATCCGTTACTCATTTTGGCTTCACCGTCTTACACATCAGCTTGAGCATGTCCCGCTGGTTGTTGGCCAGTGGCGCGATGATTTCGTAAGTAGTCCCGTCCCTGTCGACCAGATGCTGCCCCGCCTCCACATCCTTGAGGTAACGGATGTTGATTTCGGCATTAACCGTAACCTGCATCTGTGACGCCGCCTCGTACACACGTCCGGAGGGAATGTTTATTTCCGCCCAAAGCTTTCCGAGGTCGCCCCAAACTTTGGAGGGCTGGCCCAAGGCATCCTTGCCCTCGATGTAGCCGCGGCGCATGCAGCGGTGGCGCAAAGGACCGGCTCTCATCAGTAGCGCTTCCTGTACATGAGCAGCCGCTCAACAGCCAGCGGCACTACGGTTAAAGTACTGCCCAGCGCAACACCTTCCCGGTTGGCGAACCAGTGACCCACCAAAAGCAAGATGGCCTGTTCCACATCTGGGGTAACTCCCATCTGAGCAGGCTCAACCGGTGCCGCATCGACCAGCTCCCTGTCGCAGTGCATAGCCACGTGAGACTTGGCTGCCTCGATGTAGCCGCCAATGAGCAAATCCTCCTCATCGCCGTCCACTCGCAGGTGGATCTTCACGCGCGCCAGGTCGATCATTTACTTGGTCTCTTTGGCGGCAGCCTTATCAGCAGCGGACTTATCCGCCAACGCCTTGTCGGCTGCTTCCTTATCGGATGCTGCTTTATGCGCAGCAGCTTTGTCGGCGGCAGCCTTATCAGCAGCGGACTTATCCTCCTTTGGCGCGGCTGATTTATTTTCATCTGGCTTTGCCACTTGAGGCTTGCCTTTGGCGTCGAGCTCGACAGCAAGACCTTTGCCGATCAAGGCGTGGGCATATTCGTCCTCGACGTCGTCGAACACCTGCCCCGCCTTTACCGAAGTGGTCGCTGAACCCAACAGCAATGCGTTGCCAACAAAACCCCAAATCACTTTGACTTTCATGTTGCCTCCTGAAACGAAAAGGCCGGCACAGGGGCCGACCTTCGAACGGTTGGGGTGAATTACAGCGAAGAGGCGAAGCGGCCCTTGACCAAGCCTTCGCGGCGGCGCACGCCGAGGCCGAGGCGCTCTTCAACCAGCAGCGCGCGCTCGTTCCTGATGAACTGATCGTTGATCAGGCCCATCTTGAACAAGAACGACATGCGGTCGAACAGCACGGACGAACGCGCGAAGTTCGCCACCAGGAACTCACCGCCGGTATCTGCATCACCTTCGTCGACACTGTCGGAAGTGACTACCGGACGGCCCCAGAGAACCGGGGTAACCAGGCCTTGAAGGTTCGCGAACAGGTAGCGGTTCTCACCGTCCTTCTGCAGCTCGATGTTCATCCAGTCGAGCTCGGTCATCACGATGCCGTCAGCGGACAGCATCGACTGCTTGCGAACCTGGTAGATCGCACGACGTACCATGTCGATGGCTGTGTCGCCCGTCTTCGTCAGCAAGGCGTCATAGACGGTGGCCTGGGTCATCAGGCCGTTCAGGTTCTCACCGGTGCCATCGCCCTTCAGGATCTGCCGCTCTTCCTCAAGCTTGAGGTCGTAGCGCAGCAACTCCTGCAGGTAGGCCATCAGCTGCGGCACATCATCGAGCGCCTCATCGGTCACCGGCATCCAGACGGCGATCTTCTTGACGCGGTCGGTTTCAGTGGTAAACGTCACATTGCTGGTTGGCTTCAGACCACCTTCCGCAACCGGCGCCGCGCCGCGGGTGTGCAGATTTTCGCGGAAGTAGGTGTAGTTCTGGCCAGACACTGGCACGGTGGTCAGTAGGTCGCGGATGCGCAGCTCTTGGCGGATGCCGGGCTGAATGACCGGGTCATAGTTCGGCGCAACGATGCCAGCGCTGGTGACCTTCATTTCCTTCATGCTGGCCATGTCAGACTTGGTCACTTCAATGTCTGCCAGGGAAACATTCTTGGCCTGCAACGATTTGTAGGCCTCATCGCTTTTCACCAGGTCGATGAAGCTCTTGGCTTCGCCGGGTTGGCTGCGCAGCTTGATGCCCTTCTCTTCCAGCTTCTGTACCTGCTCGATGACTCGCTCGATCTCGCCCTTTTGGTTTTCGATCTGCGACTTCATTTCGCTGGTGACGACGTTGCCTTTTTGCAACTCATCAGCAACCGCGTCGTACTTCTTCTGCAAGCCGCCGAAGCCATCTTTGAGTTGGGCTTCGAGCGAACTTTTAATCTCTGCTACATCGGTCATGGCGACACCTTAAAAAAATTATCAAAAGTGGTGGAGAGTGATTTCAGCCCTTCCACGATCGCCGTGGCCTCAGTTCCACCATCACGGTGCACTGCGGAGTAGCCGAGCGAGGCGACTGCTGCCGCCTCCTTCTGAGAAAGGCCCATGCGATCGCGCAAGGCCTTTTCAAAAATTCTGATATCCGACTTCACGTCGGTAACCTGCGCCTCTGGATTCATGCCGAAAGGCACAAGCGAGGCCTCCCAGAGTTCAGCCTGCTTGATGATCCGAATGCTTCGGCCTTCGCGCTCTTCGTATGCCGCCAGAATCGTGTTGAACCCGATAGACATACTGTCGAGCGTGCCTTCCTTCATTAGCTCGTAAGCGTCACGCGCGTAGCTCACCGCCAGGTTGACCTTGCCTTTGATGTAGAGACCATGGCTGTCTTGGGTGAAATCTGCGGACCCTACAAGGCGGGTCAGGTCGTGGAACAGGGCCAACTTCAGTCGCCCAGCCCGCGTTGTTTTCACTTTGACAAATGCACCCGGGAGAATCACGTCGTCGCCCAGATCGACATTGTTGAACACTGCGGCGTAGCCTTCGAAGTTGCCCAGGTCGTCGCTGGCTTTGACCTCAAACGGGACTTCAATCTTGCTTAGCATTGGTCTGCATCTCCCACCGGGTGACCCGGTCGTATTCTTCGCCAGGCAGGCGGGGCTCGTTTTCTTTCTCACGAACGGCATTGATGCTCAGCCAGCCGGAACCACCGGATCCGCCCAGCGCCGCTTTGTAGTAAGCCGCTCGTCCCGCGCTATCTGCGCGCAGCAGTCCCTCCACAATGAACTCCACAAACTGGGGTTTATCGCGAAAAAGCTTGTCGTTGATTTCATCCTCGATTGCGTCGAGGTAGGGCTTGAGGCCGAAGGTCACGTAGCCGCTGGTTTGTTGTTCCAGGTTCGAGCCCATGATTGAGGTCTTACCAGCGCGGTTGGCCAGGTACAGAGGAACACCGTAGCAACCGGCAATCGCCTCCTCCTGAAACTGCTGAGATTCAATGAACTGACTGTCCTTCTGACTTAGCCCGGCAGGCACGATCTTTGGGCCACCTTGCAAAATCCCCATTGAGCCGATGTCGTTGATGTCGCCTTTTCGGACATCGGGAAACTTCGCCATGATTTGTTCCTGTTGAGCCTTGGTCAGGAACTGGTCATAGATAACGTAGCCACCGGTAAAACCGCCTTTGCGCATAAACATCGCAGACCAGTTTTGAGCCGTTTTGGCGAGTCCCATCGTTTCCGCTTGATACTCAACTGGCGACAGTCCGTTGATGCCGTCCATGCTGAACAGCTTGAAGTGCAGCATGTTCTCCGGCGATACCGGGAAACGCTTCCCTCCGATCGTGACCCAGTAGATTAAGTCCTCGGAGGTATCAACCTGGACGTTGTCAGCGCTTACCGGGATGAACCCGATCCAGTCACCGTTATCGGCGCGCTCAATGATGCTGTACGCATTCCCCCGCAGTGCCATGTTCACCACGGCACATTTGAGGAAGTTGAGCTTAGTCATGTATGGGTTCGGCTTTCGCAGCACCCTGGCCTGGCGTGATTTGGTATCTGCCAGTACGCGCCCAGCGGCCGTGTCCTCAAATATCTTGAGTGGCAATCCCGCTGCGGACTCACTGAGAATCTTCACGCACGCCCAGACAATCGGGATGGTGATCGCTGTCTGTGCGGTAACCTTCACGCCAGACTTTGTATGTTTTCCACCGGCCACCATATCGACCTCAACGTACTCGCCAGTCGCGGGATCGTTGTAGCCGAACATGCGCCATGACAGCGGGTTGTACCAACGAGATGCCATATTCAGCCTATGAGTTCGAGCCGACGAGTCCGAAGAATCCATCAGCCAGGTAATTGTCGAGCCCGCTCTGGGCCTGGGGATTGAGCGACAACAGAGAGATGGCATTGAAGGCCGCCATCAATGGGTCAATCTTCGCCAGACCTGACGCTTGTTTGGTGATGAGGATTGCGTTGCCTGCGGGAACTACCCGGGCGTTTCCGCAACACCAGGCCATCATCGGCTGGCCGCCATGGATGAGGCCGCCCTCAGCGAGCTTTCGCTCGGTGGTCTTGATCGCACCGTTTAGCTGCCAGCCCTGGCGGATGCCGATGATCTTTTCTTCTGGGATTCCAACTTCGGCCAGCGCGTCCAAAATGGCGCCGATGCCCGATGGGTCTAAACCGACCTTGTCGAGCAGGCCAGCCGCCTCCACCCTTGCTACCAGCTCGGCGACCTCTTGCACGTCTTCGCCTATGGACTCCACCAGCGTTAAATCACCATCCCCAGAGAAGTCTAGAAAACGTGAGGCTTCACTTTTGCGCCGCTCCAGCACGGAAGGGTGAGCCCAGGCATGTGTCCACAGCAGCCATTGGCGGGTTAGCTTGTCTCGACCAGCAACGGCGAACCCTAGCAAGTCATCCAAGCCGCCACCGTCGATACCTACATCGACCACCTCGGACCGATCGATTAATTGATCGAAGGTCAATCCTTCTGGCGCAGCCTGGGCTTCCCAGAATTCAGCGCCCGCCCAACGGTCAGAACGAAGATCGAGGCCAATCTCTACATTGAGGTGCTTCGCGAGAAACCCACGAATTGCGCCCTCGCCCTCCGCTTGAGCTTCCTGATATTTCTGTTCAATAACCTGCTGGTCAACGGAAAGCCCCCAGTTCGGATTGGTGACGTGTGCATTAGCCAGGTCACGGTGCTCTCCCAGCTTGATCATTTCTTTCGGGAACTCGTAAATCACCGGAAGAAAGCGAAGATCCGTGATCTTTCCGTCGCGAACATTTCGGGCGTAGTCGAGTTTGGCCTTGAACACACCCGCGGGCGGCTCGTCGGATTGAGTTGTGCAATAGAAAACGAAGCCTTCAGGTCTAGATGTCAGGCCGCCAGTTGCTTCCAGGAGCATCTTGGCGGACTTGGCCTGTTTGCCAAATTCCCATAGCTCGTCAATGAATACGCCGGTAGCCTTCTTCCCGGTGACCGTCGCAGAGTCCGCGGCGACAACTTTCAAATTCGCCTTGTTCAGGTGGTCCGTAACGATCCTGTTGTATTCCTGAACGTGGAACCTGGCCTTAAGATCCTCGTCGGCATCGATCATGTCCCTGATCGGCTTAAAAGCGTTGTCGGCAGCCTCTTTAGTAGGAGCCAGAATCAGAAACTCGCCGGACGGGCGAGTATTCAAGATCAGCGCGGTTAGCATGATCCCAGCTGCGATTGTGCTCTTGCCGTTCTTCTTACTGACCATCAGGAAATAGTTTGTGACCAGCCGACGCCCAGCCTCCGCGTCGTACGCGCCGAACAGCGCGGCTACTAGATCGAGAACCCACGCCCGACATGTATCAGCCATCAACGGGCTGCCGTCAGCATCGACCATGCGGAGGTTCCCGAACACGTCGAGCGCATCCTCTGCCTGCTCAGGGAAGATTGGAGCTAACGGGACCAGCGACTGACCGTGGACGATGCGGTCTTCCCAATCTGGGCAAGCGGTGGTCCAAGTTTTCATTTAACGGCCTTCAGGTGACGTTCGCGCAGGCCGAACCGGCTGCTTGCTCCAACCTTTGCGGCATCCTCGATCTTCTGTTCTTTCTTCCCCATGCCGGACTTCTTACCGTGAAAGTACGGAAGTGCCGACTGTGCCGCGTTACGGCGGTCGAAGATTTTCGCCTTGGGTTCATTCATCAGAGCCAGCAGCCATTCGAGCGGGTCATTCGTGTCGGGCAGCCCAGTCAAGTCCTCTCCGTCGCCATCCACTTGTCCATCGGCTGGTTCGGTTGCAGCTGATGAGCCTTTAACATTCTGGCCGGCCTTTAACTTCTCCAAGGCAGCAACAACATCAGGATCCTTGGCAAGCCTCGACCCAGCCGCCGAAGCGCTGGCGGCCGCGTATCCAGCGGCCTCCGCCGCTTCTCGATTCGAGGCACCATCAGCCTTTGCTTCGACAAAACGGCGCTTTTTGTTTGTTAACGCCATTAACAAAAACCTTTAAAAAGGGGAAAAAAATCGCGCGTGAGAGGGGGAGTGGTCTGGGGAACAGTCGATCCCCACATTTTGACCGCCCCTACCCTTCAGCACGGGGAGTTGACGTGCCACATCGCCATCCTGTGCGCAACCCTGTCAGGTTCCCTGCGCTTCCTCTCGCTGCTTCTTCGAGGAGTGGCAAGGTGCGCAAAGGCTCATCCACTGTGATCGGTCCCAGAAGATCGTCATGTCTCCACGGTGCGGGACGATGTGGTCAACCGTATTAGCTGCGGTCACCCTTCCCTCGCGCTGGCAGTACACACAGAGCGGGTGTTCATTGAGGTGGACAAGGCGAGCCTTCTGCCATTCGTAGTTGTAGCCACGCTGGCTTGATGTGGTCTTGGTGGAACGCCATGACCCAGGCGCCGCTGTTGCCAGCCTGCTGCCTTGGGTGGTGACTCTGTTGCCAAGGGTCTGAAGTCGAGCCATCACCAACCTCCTACCGTCTTGGCGCCACGAATTGGCGTATCTGAATTTGTGGCGCGAATATGGAGCGGGTACAGGGAATCGAACCCTGATCAACAGCTTGGAAGGCTGTATAGCGACCGGCGCTACCCGCGGATTATTTGCTCTTGCTGCGTACGATCTGGGCGTCTACCTGATCGGCGCAGGTATCTAGCAGATTGACTGCCCGATCCTTCAGCGCCCACAGGTCGCCGTTCAGTGCCAGGTCGTCATCGCTCTGGCTGATACGCTCACAAGGGATCAGCTCAGGGGGTTCCAGCCTTACCGCTGTTGTCTTTACTACCACTGGCTGCGGGCTTCCCGCGCAAGCCGTCAGGCAAAGGCTGATCAGCCCACTTGCGAACAGCCGGGCTCTTACGCTTGAGGTCTTCAAAGTCTTTCCTCGCCTTCAGGGCTTTCTGCTCACTGGCCTTGAGCCGTTGGTTGAGGTCTGCCAGGTACTTGGCGTTGCGCTCAGCCTCGCTTCTCAGCGTGGTGATGGTTGCCTGGCTTTCGGTGTTGGCCTTGACCGCGTCCTCTTTGCTCTTGGTTTCGATGCTCAGATCGCCCTGGAGGGCAACAAGGCGCGTCTGCTGAATGCCTACCATGAGCAGGGCAACGAGCACGATGATTGCCGCGGCAGCGAACGCTTTCATAATGAGTCAACCTTGCGCCCGATGAACCGGGTCACCAGCTCGCGGATCGCTGTTACGCCGAGGAATCCAATAAACCCGCCGGCAGCGACCGAAAGGTTCGAGGGCCACTCCATCCAGGCAATAACGCTACTGGCAGACAGGCTCAGGCCACCGCAGATCAGCGCCTCGAAGAGGATTCGCCGCTTGCTGGTTTCTTTGGCGTCGTAGAGCACTCGCAAGAGGGAGATGATGATCGCCATGATTGCGCCCTGCAGAAGCGGATTACCCATTGCCTCGACGAACTTGGCCCACGTATCTGGTTTATCGGGCATGGCTGGGCATCCGGTTTCCTCCCTCTCGGGGAGTGGAGAATAAAAAATCCGCTCAAGGCGGGCATATGGCTCCGTGCTATCGTCGGAATTCAACCTACAACTAAACAAGGAAAAAACATGACCGATATCGCAACGGAAGGACTGGCAACACAGTGGGCAGTGATAGCTTTGGTGAATGCACTTAACGGTTCAGGCAGTCAGAGCGTCGTCTTGGCGGCTCGAGAAGAAGCGCTTTCCAATCTGAGATTGCTGGGCGACAGACCAAGCATTGACGTAGCGGCACTCAGAACATCGCTCGAGAATATCTTTGGTCAAGCTGGCAAGTGACCGTTTAAAGACATCGCAAGCTAGCCAGTAGCGGTACCGGGCGCGACCTGAGATTTTAGGTCGCGCCCTATCGGGTTCAGCGCCGCCCAAAGCAGCGCTTTGCCACGTATCAAATCCACGTGAGCCAAGCTTTTCAGCTTGCTGTCAGCGAAAGAGTGACCTTCGAGCAGCCTGTCCAGCTCTTGAAAAGTGACGTCCAACTCAATGACCTTTTTCAGGATCAGCTCTTCATGTTCGCCGCGGGCCTTATCGACCGCTGCACGAACCTCATCGAGCGCAAGACCCACACCAGACGGGTTAGCCTTCTTCAGGAAAAATCCGCCAGCGGTGTACACGGAGCCGAATACTCGACCGTCTGCGTGGTAGAAGTCGCTCGTACACTGGAGGCCCAACACGAGGACGGAGTCGCACTGTTCGGTATTCAGAAGCTGGGCCGTAGAGGTCAGGAACTGGGATGGACTTGAGTTCGCGAGTCGGGCCAGCGCATGCGCCAATCCTTTGGAGTCGCCGCCAATCACCGAATCAACTACGTCCTTCGTATCACGCTTCACTTGTTCCGACATTTGCCGAGCCTCTCAACGAGAAAAGCCCCGGCAAATGCCGAGGCTCAAAATAATGTGCGTGTCTTTCCACGCCTGTCCGCTGAAGCCGCCCCGGAGCAAATATCGAGGGTGAAGCGCTCCAACTGCCGGTGTTCTTTCGTAACACGTGACGACCGGCTATACCGTGTCCAGGCCCACCCGAAGGTCCGCCCTGGCTGCAGTCAACACCACAAAATAAGGCCCTCGCTGAACTTGGCGATCAGAGGTTCCGAGGGATTTGGGAAATCGGAGACACAAAAAACCCGGCTCAGATATGGCCGGGTTTCCTTTTAACTGTTTGGGTGTCGCGCTTGAAAAGCTGAACACGGTGCCATGAAAACAGGTGTTTATCAGGCCTGAAAGAACTTTTTACGCTGCTGCGCAAATATCTCCCAAAGCACCGTCAATCCATGACACTCCTTGTCGGATTATTTCGCGTGCGGATCGCTCTGACATCTTGTGAGCCTCGGCAATTCGAACCATCGTCCACTTGGAGCCAAAGTACCACCAGATAAAATCGCCCATCTGTTGGTTGCGTCTGATCAGCCTTGCGATAGCGGAATCCACGAGCATCGCCGTCTCATCGGTAATCACATAGCTCATTGGGCTCGCCTCAGGGCAGCACTGATTCATCAGCGCCGCCAGTGGAGAGACGTAGCGCGGCACACCCATGCCAGACATCCGCCAAGAGCCCCAGTTTTCCAGCAGGTATTCGGTATCACCCAGCGGCTTATCCACATACGTGCGCTTCTTCATGCTGCCTTCCTCGGGGTTGGTTCGTTCATGCCGAAGAGTTCTTTCAGCAGCTTTTCCGCGATCTTGCTTTTGGCGTTGCCCTCGTTGATCCAGCGGCGGGCGAACTCCTCAAAGCCCAGCGTTGCCCGCGATGCGTGCCAGTCGGCAACAATGTCCATGAATGCCGCAGATCCGATCCGGCCATTGGTTTTCTCAAGCAGCTGACGGTTACCCAGCTTGAGGAACTTGCATTCGACTGGGGTCAAGCTCTTACGCGGCAGTGCCGCAGTTACAGTACTCATAGCGCGGCACTCCACACATGCAGATATTCGGTAGGGTTGATGTCTTTGCGGGCCTGGATCGATACGGCTCGGGACCATGCGCGGTATGCATCGGCAGGCGAGTTTCCAGCGCCCGCCCACGGATGGCCGTCTGCAACGCACCAGTAGGTTCCGCGTTTGCCGGTGATCTTTACCTTCGGCAGGCGACCGCTGAAGCCGACCTTGAATCGCTCAAGCCAGGCCTCTACCGCTGGCCAGATGATCGCCTGCTCCGGTTTCTGGAAGTCCGTTCGGTGGCTGCCGTGATCCTCTTCGAGCCCGTAGTCCTTGTTTCCTACCCACAGCACAAACCCGGTTGGCACGTGAGCAAGCGTGTATCCCTTGTGCTTCCATGACCAGTCCTCGGGGTAGTCGCGCAGGGACGCAGCAATCCGTTCTGCCTCGGGGTATTTCGGCGCAAGGACAAGGGTCTGATGTTTTTCAAGAATTACTCCTTGCCCTGACGCCAGCATCCCAGCCAGCGCCGAGGGGCTTAACGATCCATCCGGTGTAATCGGACGTTTCAGCCAATTGAACAGGTTCATGACTTGCTCCTCCCCTTGGCGCGACTGGCAAAGCTGCCGCGCGATTCCTCCTCGTCGCCGTAAGACGCGAAGGCCTTGGCGTCCATGTCGACGAACCGGGCGAATTGCCCTTGCTGCATGACGTTGCGAGACCCGACCGGCGCGTGCCGACATTTGGGCATGATCAACTCGGTAACACCGTTTTGGCCTGCTTCGGTGTCGATGTCGCGGTGAACGAGGATGATGCAGTGCGCGTCAGCCTCGATCTGTCCGGAATCGCGCAGGTCGCTCGCTATCGGCTTCTTGCCCGGGCGCTTGGTCGAATCCCGATTCAGCTGGGCCAGCAAGATCACCGGAACATCCAACTCCTTCGCGATGTTCACGATTCCGGTGGAGATAGCGCCAAGCTCAGCAGTGCGGTTAAACGCCTTGCCTTCAGATTTGATCAGACCGATGTAATCGATCACCACTACATCGAGGCCGTGCTCACGCTGGACCTGGCGGGCAATGCTGCGGATCTTGGCGACTGTTAGATTGCTCCGGTCGCAGATGTAGAGCGGCTTGTTGAGGACCTGATTTACGGCGGAGGTGAGTTTCGGCCAGTCCTCATCTGTGAGCTTCCCATCGTCGAGTCGCTTCATGTCCAAGGTGCCCAATGAGGCCAGTATCCGGTTACCGAGCTCCTCTTCCGGCATTTCCAGGCTGAACACCATCCCGGTGCCCAAACCCTGGCAAGCGACATGCTGGGCAATCTGCAGGCCAAGCGTTGTTTTACCGCTACCCGGAAGACCGGCCACGATGGTTACCGTCTTCTTCCGAAGCCCTCGCACCATCTCATCAAGAGCTTCGAGACCGGTGGACAAGCCACTGGGCACCGAGCCATTGAACTTCGAATCGATGATGTCGATGTTTCGAGTGACCACCTCATCAATACGCTTGAAATCGCGCTCACCTGATTCTAAGTCTCGCAGATCCGACATCGCCTGCTGGCAGACAGCGATGATTTCAGCGGGCGGCGCCTCCTCGCCTCGCATACGCCTGGCCAGCGGTCCTAGCTCATCAATGGTCCGCAGTACGGCCAGCTGTTTGATGCGCAGTGCGTAGGCCTTCCAATTGGCAGATGAAGGCACGTCTTTCGCAAGCGTTGCCGCATAGCCCAGCGTTCCTTGGCCGCTCGGCAGTGCGTCGCGGTCGTAGCTGGCGGTCACGGGATCGATAGGCAGTCCTCTTGCGCGGCAGCTGACAAACACGTCGAGCAATGAAGCGTGATCGTCGTGGAAGAAGTCAGCAGTGCTAACCATGCCGATGATGTCGTCAACCATGCCGTCATTCCCAGCCATGGAAGCCTGCATCACCGCACCGAGCACCGCCTGCTCCGCCTCGGCTGAGTAAAACAACGCGTCGTCGCTCATGTGCGCCCCCTTGCTGATGTCCAGGTAAACCCGGCCAGCAGTGCTTTGTTCTCGCGCAGACGGTCAAGCGCTCGGTCGCCGATGTACTGACCCAACCCCTTGGCATCCATGTTCGAGATCACCATCGAAGGCTTGATGAGCTGATATCGGCGGTCGATGACCTCATGCAGAACGCCCAGCTCGTAGGCTGTGCCGGCCTGCGCGCCGATCTCGTCAATGATCAGCAGGTCAACGCTGGCCAGCTCGTCGATCACGTCTCGCTCGGAGTACGTAGCGCCTTTTGACATGACGCCCTTCGCCACACGAATGATCTCGGCGGCTGAGACAATCAAGGCAGACGCCCCGAGGTTGCTGATGATCTGTTTCGCGATCGCTGCGGCGAGGTGCGTTTTCCCGGTGCCGAGATTTCCCAGCAGCAATAGGTTACGGCCGTACAGATAGTGATCCTCGAAGCCGTCGGCATAGCCCCGGCACGTCTCAAGGGCCTTGACCATGTCGGCGCTTCCACCATTGGTGCGGTAGTTATCGAACGTACAACCAGCAAACCGAGGCGTGATGCCAGAGCCTATGAGCGCGCTGTTGAGGCGTTCGGCCTTCTGGCGAGCCAGTGCCTCTGAGTGCTCAAAGCTATCAGCGGCAGCGGTGTTAAGGTCGGCCCAGTAGCAGCGGCGGCAGCCTTGCACGAGTACGCTACCGTCGAACTGCTCAACATGGGCCAGATCGACCTTTCCGTGCTCCTGGCATTCACCGCTGAACATCTGGATGGCAGGCTGGCGGATGAAGTTAGAACCGTGGTTCATGGTCGCCTCCTTGATACATTTCAGGAGTGTGCTGCGGCAGCCCATTGAAATTCGAAGCGCTGGCGGCAGGCCCAACCTCATCGTTCCATTTCTCGCCGTTCAGCCAAGTGGAAGCCAGCGGCACGTATTGACCGCCATTCTTGGTCCAGTCCACTTGCAGGCATTGTTTGCCAAGAGCGGTAATCAGGATCGTGCGCAGATCTGAATCGGGTTTCAGCTTCGCCCAGGCCTTCTTCGCCTCTTTGAGTGATCGCTTCTTCGGGTACAACTTCCAGAACTGATCAAAGCCTTCCAATCCGTCTGCCTTGCACAAAGGTTTAGGTTCATTGACTGGTTCAGAAGAGTGACTGGTTCTGGGGGCAGCTCCTGCCCCACCCCCTGGGTTATCTGCTGCCCCAGGTGGGTTATCTGCTGCCCCAGGTGGGTTATCTGTTGCCCCACCCCCTAGGGCAGATGCTGCCCCACCATCAAGGGATAAGTGGAAGAGGTTGGACTGATTCAGTTCACCCTTTCGGCGGTACTCGCGACGCAAAAACCCCGCCTTTTCCAACTCTCGGATGTGCAGCTTCACCGTAGACCGGCCGATTTCGCACTGATCAGCGATATGCTGGTACGACGGCCAGCACTCGCCCTGATCGTTCGCGTTGTCGGCAAGCTTGATCAGCACCAGCTTGCGCAGGGGGTTACCCACCTTGGTTTTCATGGCTTTGACCATCGAATCCATGCTCATATGTCGAGCTCCTTCGTCACGCGCCGCACGAAGTCGTCATAGCTTTCGTCCATGACCATGCCGCGATCTTCAAGCGCCAGCCGACCAGCCTTGGCCAAGCCATAGATCTCCCAGCGTTCGCGCTCAGGCAAGTGCCGGCAGTTGGTGTAGTTCGGCCACGGGCCAGCGACGACTGGAGTTGAAGGCCGAAGACCTGCTGCGTTGTTTAAGTCGGTACGGATCATTGCAGTGTCTCCGAACCCGGGGCGTTGACTTTTGCGATGTCACTGCCAGTGATGGATGCAACGCTGCCAGCCAGCCTTTCGATCAGAACGACGAGCGCACTCATGGCGTCAAGCGAGTGAGAACGCGCGAGGTCCAGCTCGACCAGGTGAGGACAGTTGCCTTCGATATGCTCGTGCGATCGACTGGCATAGTTGAATGCGATCCGAGCCAGCTCCGCTGTCGGAATGGCTTTGAAAGCTGCCGCTGGCAGTGGATTGAATGCAGCACGCCTGACCGGAATGGGCAGGGACTCGATCTCTACCCCATTCATCAAGCATTGCTTTTGATGGGCAAGGTGGTCGGCTGACACACTCTGTACGTCGTGACCCGTTCTGCGTCTGAACATCACCGCAAGCGCCATGCACGCCTCTATCAGGCTCACATGAGTTTCGTCACGATCGCGGATCTTGCTGCCTTCTTCGATCACTTCCACTGCGTCGGCGATACTTTCGAAGACCATCAGCAAAAGGGCTGCGTCGGCAACTTTCGCGAAGATAGACTCGTTGATGATGTCGGCGGTCTGCGCTGGGGGAAAATCGATAACGTTGGTCATTGCGCACGCTCCAGGGCATGCACTGCACGCTCCATACGCGCTTGGGCATTGCGCAACACTTTGCGGGCTTTAGCGCGACGGCCGTTGGCTGCCGAGGTAAATAGTCGAACACCCTCCCACGCCTCGGCGTACGGCAGAAACTCGCCTTCCGGACGCCCGTAAGCCTGGAAGTACACCTCGTACATCCCTTTGATTTCTGCTCGAGCTTCACGGAAAACATGCTCTGCAATCACTACGTCAGTAGCCGCCTGGACGATCCGGTCCTGCGCTTGTTGCTTGGTCAATTTGATAGTCACAGGGGCTTCTCCGGATTGAATTTTTCGTAAAAGAACTGACCATCCCAGGTCTTTTTCATGGGCAGTTTTTCGGCCATGTACAGGTCGAAAAGCTTCACGGTGCCCTCCTCCAGCATCACTGGCGCATAGCGGATGAACGACTTGATACCCTCACCGCCGACATTGAACGGCTTCTCAGTCAGCCAGTGTTTGTCGCGGGCAACTGCGTACACTCGATACTTGGCCTTGTGGTCCGGGTCTCTCTCGGCGTTGAAGATCCACTTTAGCTCCATGAGAAAAGCGTTGATTTGCTGGGAGTTGACGCCGTTAAGGCGCTTGGCGAACTGTGTTGGTGTCTCGCCGGGCATGAAGAGGTGTTCCAAAGCCTCGATCTTCTTGGCCTGTTGCTGGTTTTCGAGTGCAAGCACGGCCTTCTCCTCTGCCAGATCGGCAGCGAGACGGAGCGCGCCGGGGAGGTCTTGCGGGAGCAACGGCGCAGCGGCTGGCCGGAAGTAGTTCGCGACCAATTGACGTTGTACCTTCCAAGCCAGATCGTCAGTGAGGGACTTAACGATCATCATGTAACCCTGCTCGGTGACAAGCGTTCCCTTTGGAGTGCGGGAAGCAAACACTCCAGTCAAATCTGACTGCGTACGAATTTCTTCGCTCAGGACCTGAAAGAAATCTTCGCCATCAATGAAGCGATCACGGTTTTCGTTGAAGTTGCGGCGAGCAGTACCTTCCGGCCGTTCATGCACCTGATCGATCATCGCCAGGGTGACAACGCGCTGACCTCGGTACTCGACGATGGGGAGTTCGGTGTTGTGGATGGTGATCAGGTTCATTGAGCCACCTCCTGACCGCGCGTTGCGTCGTCGATGCCAGGTCGCCCACCAACTTCGCCATGAGAAGCGCCAAGGTGGCGGTGCTTCCAGCAGAAGTTGCCACTGAACAGCCGGATCTGCTCAAGGTGACGGGCTATGTCGCACGCCAGCTCGTTGTCGTAGCCGCCCATGGCCGGGATAACAAACGTCAGAAGGATCTTTTCAAGGTTCTTATGCTCCTCCCTGGCGAAATTCATGGAGCACATGTCGCGAGCGTCGATGACCGCATCATTCAGGAGTTCGCTGTCGGTAGAAATCGCGTTTATAACGGCCAAGGATTTACTCTTGCGCAAAGGGCGCGGTGAAATAGGGATTGAGGTTTTCATTTGTCGCCATCCCCTTTACGCGCCACGATTTCTGGGTTGGCGTTTCGTGGCGCGGTCTTTTCGAGCTCGTCAGGATCGAAAGCCTCACAGAGGTCGCCGCCGATGACCTTCACGAATGCACCGAGGGCAAAGACGGCGTGCGCTAGGCCTTCGGTGTCGGATACATTGATATCGTGGTCTGACGCATCAGCCCCAAGGAGGTTGCCGATAGCCTGGAGTGCGAAGGAAACCCCGTACAGGTCGCTCCCACGGTCATAAGCGAGTTTATTAATGCTCATTCCGGCACCCCCAGATCAGTCGACAATTGGCAAAAGTCTCGGTAGGTGGAGCAAGCTATGATCCGAATTGCCGCCTGAATCCCTGCTTCACCGCGCGTATTAAGCTGTTCGTCGCCGTCGTCACTTCCTTCACGCTGGATGGTGTTTTCGGCCAGTACATCGGCGAGGATGCCGATCGTATCCAGCGCCTCCGCGATGCTTTTAAAGGTGTGAGAACAGTCCTTGGGCTTTCTCATTGGCCGGCCTCCTGCTCATCAGGGCGGCGGCTTTTCTGGGCAGACCAGATAAGCGCACCAACCAGCTGTTGCGTTAAATCTGGCGTAATGCTATTTTTCGGGTGCATTGATTCGTCCTCCTACAGAACGAAGAAGTTTTAAAGTTGCTTGCTTGATACAAGCGATGGGTATTACGAAGGCCAGCCGCCACAGCTGGCCTTTTTGTTGCCTGCGATTTAACCGCTAAGCAAATACTTGGATTGGCGTTTCTTCATTTCCGTGCCTCTATCAAATCGGCATACGCCAACCTTTGGAAGGCCCTGGTCAGGGCCTGTGTAAGACATGATGGGGAAGCATCTGCAGCGGTTCCACCCAACCCTGTGCTTTTACTCAAAGCGCAGGGTCGGGTGGTCGATTGCTCGCCAGATGCAGCCCGTTGCTCAAATGATCTGCGTTCGCCAGCCACCTCGAAAGCCCATAAATGATGCTGGTAATTCATACAGGCCCCATTACTGGTCGGTACTGGACAGATGAACAGAGGGTGTGCACGACTGATCAGAGACCGAGATCGTGCGTAGATTTGTGCTCAGGGTGGGCGAGTGGTCTGGATATAGATCGGGCCGCAGGCTGTTACGAGACACACCGGTAGCAGCCTCTATCTTCAGCACATGCTTGGCCGGCACGTGACCGGTGGCGCACATATGCTGCACATTCTGTGGAGTGCAGTTGAGCTTCTTAGCCAAATTTGTCTGGCTGCCCAGCACCTGAACAGCGCTAGTGATTGCTTTAATGCTCATTGGATGTCCCAGATGACTTATGTCATTGCTGCTCAGATTACAGCCGAAACTATCAACCTACAAACGAAATTTGCAATGCCACCTACAATAGGCGCTTGTAACATATGACGATGAGCACACCAACCATTGCACAGATCATCACTGAAGCTCGCGAGCGTCTTGGCCTCAATCAGTCCGAGCTGGCGCGCAGGCTTTCAATTACCCCGCAGTCAGTACAGGCATGGGAATCAGGTCGCTCAGTACCGCGACCTGCCAAGTTTCAAGCGATAGCCCGCGCACTTGGCATTCGTGGCGAGGCGTTGCTCAAGGCAAGCGGGATGATGAGCGTCAAGAACGTATCAGAATTTCTTGCCATTTTCGGCGACGAAGATCAGCAAGAACTTGCTGAACCTTTGCTTTCACATCCGCAGGGGCTGACGGAAGCGCCGCATTTGAATGATGATGTATTTGCCCCGCTTCTTCAGGAGGTAGAGCTCTCCGCGGCGCCAGGTAAATTTGCTATTGAAGAGGATTCAGTCTCAAGGCATCGCTTTTCCAAGGGAGACCTTCGCGCCAAAGGTATCGAGTTTGGCAATGCTAAATTCGTTATCGTCAGTGGCAGCAGTATGCTACCCGTGCTCAGAGACGGTGCGATCGCGGGCGTAAATGCCGGAAAAAATCAGCTCACGGACGTCGTTGACGGTGAGATGTACGCCATCAGCCACAACGGTCAGCTTCGCATAAAGCAGGTTTTTCGGCTTCCAGGCGGGCTGAGGCTACGAAGTTTCAATCGAAATGACCATCCGGATGAAGACTATTCCTTCATACAGCTACAGGACGAGCAGATTAGAATATTGGGACACGTCTTCTGGTGGGGGATGTTTGCCTAGCAAGCTGTGACTATGCCGCCGTGTTGCGGCTTTTTTACGCTCGCAATTACAAATATTGTTTGCAATTACAAATTCAAGGTTGTAGATTCACCTCATCGAAACCTACACGGAGTAGCACTTATGATCACCGCAACCTTTGGGGCATCAACCTGGACAGGCTTTCTCGGCAAGGATCTGGCCCCGCGCGAACTAGAAGCCACCCTGCTGGCTGCTGGCGATCTAACCATCAAAGAAATTGCCCGTCGCATGGAGGCCAGCCCACGCACCGTTGAAAAACGTCTTGAATCTGCCCGCTTCAAATTGGGTTCCAGGACCATGCGAGGCTTAGTCACAGAGGCCCTTCGTCGCGGCCTGATCTCCTTCTCTTTCGCGGCAAGCCAAGACCCACAACCCCAGCAGGATCACGACAACCACGCCGGCGTATTCATCGCATGACCGCGTTCGCAGCGGCGTGCGCCTCCAGCGGGGACGCAGTCCGGTGCTCAGGCTGATCTGACCCATAACCAATACCTGATTTTGCGAAAGCCACAAAACGCGGCGGGCCTTTGTTCGCCCTGGAGAAAGTGAATGTCAGCAATTAATCAACAGCGCGTGACGGTGGTGCTCAAGCCCCGCCCAGACGAGGACTTGAGTGCCGCCCTCTCCTTCCTGACTCTGGGCTCAACCGTCCAGATCGGCCGTGCCGGTGCAGTTGTAGCTTCGGTCGGTGAAGGTGATCAGATGGAAGAGGTCGAGCGACTTCAGAACCAGTTGATCATCGCCGAGGCAGCAATGCGCCGCGGCACAATGATTCGTGATCAAGACCACTGGCCAGCCTTGCGCCGAGTGATCGCGCACGTTCCAGTCCTCTATCTCGAAGTCGCTGACGCCATCAAGCAGCAAGCACTGGACGACGGAGACGATCTGGAGTCAGCCGAGGAAGCGGCGGGCCAGGCTATACGCGTACTGGTGACATTCAAGCAACGTCTGGAGGGGATGCTGGAGCCCGATCTGCTTTCGGTTGACAAAGACCATGTCAACCAAATTTCCAAAAAGTGCCAAAACGTCAACCGAACTACCGAGAAATCCTCTGTAGTTGCTGAAACACCGTATGCCCAGGTACGCGTCACCAACATCGATGAGTGGATCCGCACGGTTACCAACGCCCGTCGTTACGAATGGTTGCGCGACCATAACCGGGTTAAGGATGAAGATACCAACCTGGTGGTGGCGCGCGATCGGGACTGCTTCTATGGCCCACTGCTGGACCTCGAGGTGGACGAAGCGATGCGCCTTGAGCGCCTGCTGGAAAAACATGGTGAGCCAGTATGAAGAGCACCCTCGTGTCAACCGCCCTCAGCTTGGCCATCAGCCTTTGCTTGCTCTTAGGCACCGAAACAGCAGCATCTTTCGCCTACTACGTGTTGGTGTTTTTCACCTGCTTGTCAGTCTTGGGAATCTTTACTGGCGTAGTAAAGGGCGAATTAGCCGCACGCATCCGGCGCTACTCCTTCCTCAGCGGCCTCAGTACAGCGTTTCAGCTCTACGCGCTGATCGCTACCGGGCATCCGCTCCTGGCCGCCGCATCGTTCATCGTGTCGTTCTTCATCGTCGCGATTGCCTTCGGAACAAAAGAGGTGAAGCCAGCATGACCATCCACACTTCAGCTGGAACCCGAATCACCATCCGGAGCGACCTCGAAAAGCTTGGTGATCGCCTGATCCAGTTTGGCCAGGCATTGCAAAGCCCTGAAACAACCGTGCGCGAGTTGACCGCCTTGGCAAGTCGCTGCGGTATCGCGCTGAAGTTGCGGGCGGTGGCTGACAGCGGGGATCGTGACGATGAGCAATAACACCAAGCTGAAGATACTGTGCCAGCGGCTTACGGCGCAGCAATTCGAATCGATCCATGCGGCCGAGGTGGCGCTGGAGCAGTTCGAGAAGCTGACGACGCCGGCGATGGTGTTGGGGCTTCTGAATGACGAGGCTGGCTTTCGCCAAGGGGCAGACGCCGAGGCACGGGCTGGCGATGAGGCGCGTGCAGAGGTTACCACGCTTCGTGCACAGCTCCAGGTTGCCGAAGCCGGTTTGAAATCGGCGATCAGCACTGCGCAGTGGCAGGCGCTTACCAATAAGGAAATGAATGCGGCCCGCGATGAATGTCGGGCGCTGGATAAGGAGGTCCGAAAGCTCAAGGCACGCGCTGAATACTGGAAGCAACGCGCGAAGAGCGCCGAAGGGCATCTATTCGCCAGCGACATGCAGGCAGCCTGTGACGCGGTACATCGGACGACCAATTACGCCGACATCACGGCGGAACAATTGACGGTGGCTCAGAAGGCCAGAATCAGCAGCGTGGTTATCACCGTTCTGGCAGCAGTGAATGCTCGCCGCGACGAGCGCCGGCCATGTGAAATCGCAGGGGTGATCCATGGCTAGGACAGTCATCCGGGTGCGCCTCGATGGTGTGGCGTTCTACCTGAACGAAGTGTCAGCGGGTGCTGGCAACAGCGGCAGCCGGTACGCCCTGAGTCGCACCAGCCAGCACAGCGGCACCAAAGACGGATGGGTGCGCGTGAACTCAACCGAGTGCAAGGCCCTTGCCGAACACGTAACCGAAGCCGATCTGTTTAAGGCTTGCTCTGATCTGTTCGCCAGCAAGAAGCTTCGCCCACACGTACACCACGGCGGTATTCGCGGCATGGCGGGAAAGTGGGAAGGCGAGGCATTCCCGGCTCGCGCCACGAAACGCGCATAACGAATTCGTGGCGCGAAAATATCGAACTGACACGTCAGTTTCGAAGATCAACAAAACCTGACAAGTCAGGAAGTGCGGTGAAGTGATGCGTTACGTGACCATCAGGAAGTTCGCCAGCGAGTCTGGCTACACGGAGGACGCGATCCGCTCAAAGATCCGTGACGGTATCTGGCGGCTCGGGGTGATATGGAATAGAGCGCCGGACGGCCGGACGCTTATCGACGTGCAAGGATATGAATCATGGGTAGAGGCGGGAGGGGAGTTCGGGCGGTCTCCGATACGAGCATCGAAATCACGTTCATGTATCGGGGCGTCCGGTGCCGCGAGCGCATCACGCTCAAGCCCTCCCCCACTAATCTAAAGAAGGCAGAGCAACACAAGGCTGCAATCGAGCATGCGATATCGATCGGGACCTTCGACTACTCGGTGACTTTCCCTGGGTCACCCCGGGCTGCGAAGTTTGCGCCGGAGGCCAGTCGGGAAACGTTGAACGGGTTCCTGACCAGGTGGCTCGAAGCGAAACGAAAGCATATCGCGAGCAGCACGTTCGACGGCTACCGCAAGTTGGTGGAGCTGCGCCTGATCCCTGCCCTGGGCGACCACATGCTGGTCGATCTGAAGCGCAAGACCGTGCGCGACTGGCTGGACACGCTGCAGGTAGGCAACAAGACGCTGAGCAACATCCAGAGCTGTCTAAGATCAGCCCTCAACGATGCAGCGGAAGAAGAGTTAATCGACCTCAACCCGCTTGCGGGATGGACCTACTCACGTAAAGAAGCGCCAGTCAAAGAAGATGACGTCGATCCATTCAGCCCTGAAGAACAGGAGGCGGTGCTGGGGGCCCTCTTCGGGCAGGCTCGAAACATGATGCAGTTCGCTCTTTGGACCGGGCTGCGTACAAGTGAGTTGGTTGCCCTGGACTGGGGCGACATCGACTGGTTGCGTGAAGAAGTAATGGTGAGTCGCGCCATGACTCAGGCAGCGAAGGGCCAGGCCGAAGCGACGAAGACCGCCGCGGGTCGTCGAAGCGTGAAACTGCTGCGCCCGGCTATGGAAGCGCTGAAGGCACAAAAAGAGCACACCTTCCTGGCCGATGCAGAGGTGTTCCAGAATCCTAGAACACTAGAACGCTGGGCGGGCGATGGTCCGATCAGGAAAACGATGTGGGTGCCAGCCATGAAGAAGGCAGGGGTGCGGTACCGACGTCCCTACCAGACTCGCCACACTTACGCATCAATGATGCTTTCGGCTGGAGAGCACCCTATGTGGGTAGCAAAGCAAATGGGGCATACTGACTGGACGATGATAGCTCGTGTATACGGCCGGTGGATGCCAGTTAAAGAATACGACGCTGGATCGAAGGCGGAAGCCGCATGGTGGGATACCAGAGAGCCGATGCCACAGACTACGGGAAATACCAAAAGGAGTTAACGAAATGGCGTTGAAAATTTCTGTCCCTGGCCAAGCTGCCGACTCGGCTGCGCAACCGGAAGCTGAGACCACTCTGGATGATTTGATCTACGGCTATGTCAGTAGTATGGCAAGCAATCAGTTAAAGATGATGTCTACGATGGGAGAGATGATGGAAGCTCTTAGGCTTCAGCGGATCAGAGCGGAGAATCTAGAAGCCGAACTTACGTCTATTCATCGTAATCTTAGAGATATCGGTCGCGACGTTACTCACCTTCGCAACCGGTAACATCTCGGAATGACAGCTTTATGCCAGCCTTCAGGCTGAAAGCCCCGGCATATAAGGGTTGGATGCGGGTTCAAATCCCCCCGGCCCAAGAATCCAGAGAAAAGACGCCTTAGGGCGTCTTTTTTTTGTGGCTGAAGCCTAGCAAATCAAGGCTCTGGGACTCGCTTGCATTGCACTTGACCAGACGTCTGTATTCAACCTGATCAATCATTGCATCGGATTTGATCAGCACGCTCAGTAACCATGCTCGGCAGAACGCTGTTCACTGCCGCTAGGAGCGACAGGCAATGGTCGGCCAAGAGGGGTCAGCCGCAACAGACTGAGTCGATCGAAAGCCATCGCTCAGTGCAACTGCTTAAACAGAGTTGGCGCAATGCTTAAATCCTGTATTCAGCCACAGCCACTATTCGCGATCTCGCTTAGCAATGAAGGATCGGGTCGCTTGGATGGTCTCTACGGGCGCTTCTTCCATCAGCAATGCCCAGCATCTGAAACACCAGCTCTGTGACATTATTGGCAGCGTTGCGCATCACTACGGCTTCATTACTGCCGAATGATTTTTCACCACCAATGCCCAGCACTGGCATCATCAGCCGCGTCGCCATGGCCCCCTTGTTGTCGACACGAATCATGTATACATCCAAGGTGGCCTGAGAGAATTTCATTGGCCAATCAACTGTAGCTAAGCGTTGAAAAATCCTACGGATCAAAATCTAGTAGTCCCCACGCGGATACTCAGTAACTGTCGAGTTATCAACAACAAGCTGTTCGGTCAGGAGCTGGCGCTTCATTTGGCGGGTTCGCGGCGGCTGCCGCGAATCCGCATTAAACGCTCAAGTACGGGTGATGGACGCACCACCATCAACAAGTGATGCTGTGCCCGTTACGAAAGCCGAATCATCAGACGCCAGGTACAACACTGAACGCGCAAGCTCCTCGGGGCTTGCTACGCGCTTCAGTGCATGAAGGCCGGTGACAAATGCCTGCGACTCTGCGGTGTTATTCATGCTGCGATACATATCGGTATCGACTGCGCCGGGCAGAATGGCATTAACGCGAACCCCGTTCGGCCCGTATTCAGCGGCCAGCGCCTGGGTCAGACCGATCAACCCTGACTTGCTCGCGGCGTAGGCAGCAACACCCGGGAAGGCGAAGGTATGCCCGACAAAGGTCGAGGTGAAAATCACCGAACCTCCACCATTTTTGAGCATTTGTGCGATCTGATGTTTAGCACCTAGGAATGAGCCCGTCAGGTTGATCGCAACGGTATCGCTCCAGCCGGACTCAGACACCTCTGTCGAAGGACCACCCTCGCCCAACGTGCCGGCATTATTAAAAGCGATGTCGAGGCGGCCAAACCGTTCGACGGCCAGAGAAACCAAGGCTTTGGCGTACTCTTCTGAACGTACATCACCAACCAATGCAACAGCTTCGCCACCACTCGAACGGATTTGCGCAACCAATTCGTCGAGTTCTTCTGCTCGCCGGGCACCGACGATAACTTTGCCCCCTTCACTGGCGAACAACTTAGCCGTAGCAAGCCCAATACCTGCACTGGCACCTGTAACGATGGCTACTTTTCCAGATATGCGTCCCAT